CATGGGGTGCATGTATTGTCAATCGCCAATTATAAGTTAGTATGGAGTACGGAAAGAATAATTAAAAAAGGGAACGGTGGAAGTAAAGTGTAATATTAAGCCATTATCAGTAAATCAGGCTTGGAAGGGTAAAAGATATAAGTCATCTAAATACATAGCCTACAAAAAGGAATTACTCAATATTTTGCCAGAGAAAGAATTACCAGAACCTCCTTACAAGATAAGTTTTGAGTTTGGTCTTAGTAATATGGCTATGGACTGGGATAATGGAATCAAACAATGTCAGGATGTGATGGCTACTAAATATGGCTTTAATGACAGAGATATAATGGAAGGATTCGCAAAGAAGATTAAGGTCAAGAAAGGTGAGGAGTATTTTATTGCCAGACTTGAGTCTATTTAGGAGCTTGTTCTAGCTTTATTTCTTTTAATAGCTTACTGCATTGCGTTACAGACACTAAGAATAATGTAGTAATGATTGCTGTTACTATTATTCCTCCGTAGGTATTCCAGAATTTCTTCATTTAATTATCTCTTTTCTTCTAACTCCATTCTCGTCTTTAAGGAAGTACGCAAACTCATTTCTATTGCCTTCTTTCTTAATGGATACGTGAAGCCATGAGCCTTCGCACAAGCACTGATCTACTTCTATATTGTTCTTTTTAAGATAGTGGATGATTTGTTTAGGCGTTCCATATCCAGGGGATACAAAATCACAAGCTTGGCCTTTGATGTGTTGGCTATGATCTTTGCTCCCTACTGCTCTATTGAGATCTAAGCAACGATATGCACTACTTATTCTTATTGGTGCTTCTAATAGATTCCTTATCTCCTGCATTTTACTTGCAGTGAAGTTAAGATTGATCAGGATATCTGGATCATTAGTAGTGTTGTTAATGTTTAGCTCACAAGCTGTCTCGCTTTTAAAGAACTCTTCTGGGCTAAAGTTTTTTCTCTTTAAAGATTCTGTTTGCATTATTTCTTTTTAGTTTTTTTAACTATTTTCTTAACCACTTTCAAAGCCTCATCATCCACGGTTGTCTTGCTGTTTTTAACTAAAGACTCTACGGCCCATATTGCTATCCCTGCTGCTACTTTTGCTAATGCTCCTTGTGGGATGAATACGGTTAGTTGTTAATAAATGTTTTATTTCCTTTAGTAATTCCTTATCCTCATTGCCAAGTGCATCAATCTTATCGTTAAGCTTATCAACATGATCGTCAATCATATAAAGGATGTTTTTCTGAGCCATGAATTGATGGACTGCGTATCTTCTGAGGTTGGTTTTTTTTCCTTCTATAGGGTCTGTAAAATAAACAACCTCTTCCAATCCTACAACACTCTCTTCTAAGAGCTGTATTTTTTTATTGATCTCATCTCTTCCTTTCTTCCAATTGCTGAATTGGATTCCACCAATAATACGCAAGAGCCACACAACAAACGCGCCCATCACTCCTATTACTCCCCAGCTAGCCGTTGCTATAGTGTCCCAACCCAACGACACAACCCTAGATATATTACTATCTACTGTATCTTCCATGTTTTTCATTTATATTTAATCTTCTTAATAGATTTTTTAATACTAGAGATAATCTTCTTAACCTTATTCTTAATTCGCTTTGGTAATGAATCATAAATCATTAGATAGTAATGTTGTTAATATCGTAAGCTTCTACCTCTTCAATGGTATTAAGAGCATCAATCTCAAAACACATCTCATTACAAAGATTATAGAATGTAGTTTTTCTTGTCTCATAGTGAGCAGCTATAGATAGTAAATCTTCTTTAGTTATTGCCACTAAAGAAGATTGTTTAACACAATTAATATCGTAAGGATACCAGTCTTTAGTTGTTCCATCAGCCATTGCAAGAGCAGCAAGAAATATATTTTCTTGAGGTTTTGGTTTTAGGTATAGATCAACTCCGTCTATTGCTTTGTAGACTAGGAGTTCGCCGAATTGGGTGTCTCGGTGGGATTTTATTAATTGCTTCTTGACTTCTTTAGATTCTTTTAAAGAAATGTTTATTAATTTAGCTTCAATATCGCTCCAAGATGGTTTATTATACTCCGTATTTTCCCATTTTAATCCATCAATAGGATTATCCCAAAGAGACCCATCTTGCTTAGTTTCCCAATAAACAAAACCTCCATTAATATCAGGATATATTTCTTGTATTGCTTTTATTATATTGTTCATAATTATACTTTAATTTCAGTTATTGTTATTGAAGAGGGGATTACACCACCAAGAAGTCGACTGCCAGCCGAACCATTAAAAGTATAAGTAACTGCACTATTGGGCCCAGCACGAACTTTAAAAGTAGTACTTGAAGTTGTTCCAGCTGTCATTTTATGAATAAAGGATGTGCAGGAAACGCCAGAGGCGGAAGCTTGAGTTGTTAAAGTTGAAGCTAGTGCGTTTGATGTGCTATCTTGGAATAAGGCCGTTATATGTGCCCCTCCTGCTGCGGTATGCGCACCACTAATAACAACTTCAATTAATAATATATTAGATGCATTTGTTGGTGTAATAGCTAGCGTCATATACTCATCACCCTCTGTATTTTGGGGAATAGTGTCATCACTAGGTATAACGGTCGTCCCTGTAGCAACAGCCCCTGTCTGGGTATTAACAACTTGGACTATCTGTCCTGCTGTTTTTGTTGCATTTGTAAGATCTATATAAGGCAACTGAGGGTTCAAAACAACAATATCAGTCCCATCATAAAATATATCATAATACTGGTCTTGTTGTAGATCTCCTGCCTCAACATCTACTTTTGCACCTGCACCGTCATATTTCTTGATATTCTTAGCACCAACTGCACTAATATTAAGGGTAGAAGCTCCTGTATTATCAGCATTAATCTTGATTATGTATCTTGATCCAGTTGCATAAGCGGTTATTGCTGGACTTGGTGTTGCTGTGTAAGTATCGGCACTTCCTCCGGCGGTTCCTAATGTTGCATAAGTTCCATCTTGAACCTGTCCTAATGAAATAGAATCTGCTCTTGCGCTTCCAACTGTTAAACCTGTGAACTTCTTGGAGTTCATAGGGATATTAGCGGTTACTATTGTTTGACCGTCTTTTGTAATACAAGTTGAAAGACCTGTTGCAAAACCATCATCCTCTGTATCCATTCTTGGGGCTTCGATATTTATTCCGTTGCCTTCGTCTGTTGTCCAGTCGTAGGTTCTTTCAAATGTTCCTGATCCGTTAAATCCTGCCATAGTTAATTATCTGTTTGTGTTTGTATTGTTTGGGTGGTTAATAGTTCTGGTCTAACTGAGTTTATATACTCACTTATAAGCCTTTTTTGCACTTGATTTTGCTCTTTTATTAAGATGTTTTCTAGGGCGCTAATACTGTTTTGCTTCTTTACAAGAATGTTAGCTAATGCCTTAGCATTTTTTTCACTTATCCCACCAAATTTATTCTTAATAGATGATATTGCAGCCCCTATAATTGGTAGCTTACCACCTGTAGCAACTGCGCCACCTGTTTGAGCTAGCTTTCCTAAAAAGGCTTCTTCGTCAGCCAAATTAATATCTGTTCTTGATCCACCTAAAACTCTGAATTTAGTATCGGCAGCATTAACCTCTTCGATCATGCGCTTTTCGAAACCTTTAAATTTCTCTTTACTTGGGAAAATCGCTTCAATCTGCTTTCTCTTAAAAGAATTGCCGAATATTCTTTTTGCTGGATCTGCTCCTTCGGCCGTATTAGCGACAACCTTTTGTAGATTCTCTCTCACTCCAATCCTGAAAGCTTCCTTCTCGCTTACTGAAAGGTCTTTTACTAGCCTTTTTAATTCCTCAGGACGTAACTTAGAGAACTGTAAGCCTTGCTCCTGAGCATTTTGTATAGAGGCAAAATCACTAAATACTTGTCTTGCTTTCTTATAGTCAGGATTTAACTCATCAATCTTCCCTACTAACTCTCTTTTTATATCTCCTAGAATCTTGGCTTGCTGTCTTTCACCTTGCCTTATAGCAACCCCAATCTTGTCATCAAGCGACTTCTTAGCAGAGTCTAACATAATTATACTATTGTCAGCTATTTCATCACCCAACCTAAATATTCTTCTAGCATCCTTTAGGTCTGGAGCTATTTTTTCAAAAAGCTCTTTATTCTTATTTATATCTAGTTTTGTACCTTTTGCAAAAGCCTTCTTATATAATGGAGCCGCAAGTTCACTTCTTGCTTTAGCGATATCATCTAGGCTTCCAAAATAAGAATCTGCATTTGATATGTCTTTTGCTAGCTGATTACTAACTCTTTCAACTGCTTTTGTTGATCTACCCTCTAAGGCATCTGTAACAATATCTTTAGCTCCCGATAGTTTACCAACCGCACGTGTTAAACCTCTAACTTCGTCTCCAGCTACATCTGGTAAGGCAATAGGAGAGTCTGGACTTGCTGTTTTCAATTGATCTAATAAATCAGCCGTTTGTCCTGCTGGTAGCCTCTTCGCAATTATATCCTCTGGAGAAGCTGCAGTGAATAACCTTTTAATTCCTTTTGCTCCTGCGCCTATTGCCTGACCGGCTCCAGATAAAACTGCTCCGCCTAAAGTTCCTAATGCTGCGCTCTGGCCAATTTCTCTTGCTCTGACTGGCAACGTTCCTTCTTGGGTAGGTGAAACTGCACCAAGCTCTGCTCCTGCTACACCTCCAGCAACTCCTGCTCCTGCAGCTTTTGCAGTCGCTCCGCCGCCTAATGCTGCGGCTGTTCTTGCTCCTGTTGCAACTCCTGCTCCTGCTAATGGAATAATCTGACCCGCAATTCTTCCTGCTTTTTGCGCTCCTGTTAGCTGCTCTCTTTCTCTCGTTATTTGTTCACCAACTCTTCCAGCAATATCCTCTCTGCCAACTAACTCAGCACCTAATTGAAAAGCTCCAGCCCCCAATTCACCAAGCCCAGGCCCTAACTCACCTAAGAACTCACCTGTTTTTTGTGCCGCTCTTTTTGCAAAAGAAGGTTGCTTTAGTTGTTGAACCTGTTGAGCCGCAAAAGCCTCTACTTCTTGAGGGGTGGTTCCTTCAGCTACTTCGAACTTAGCTATCCTTCCGTCTGGTAATTGTACTTTAGCTATTGGCATATCTATTCAAATCCTATAAATTTAATGTTCCCTTGCGCTGGTTCAGCCACAGGCTCTTTTAATTCTTGTAAAAAGTTCTTTCTAAATTCTTTGTCAAAAACTCTTTTTTCTTTTCTGAAGTCAGAGGTAAACCTCCCCTGATCCTCAAGGCTAGAAGCTAAATCGGACAACTGCTGATCGTATCTTGATAATGCTCTTAAGGTTTTTAGAGCTTTTCTAGTAGCCGTTTCTGAAGTACCTAAGTCAAATATGGTCTTTTTAGCTAAATCAAGTTCCTTTTCTGAAATTGCGCCTTTAAGTTTGCCAGTAGCTTCTAAAGTTAGATCGTTTAGTCTTTGCTCTATAACTCTAGTGTTTGCAGCTTTTTCTAATCCAGCAGGAAGTCCTAATGCAGAGGAGATTTCATTGATTGTTGCTATTTTGGTAGCGCCTGGACCAACAAAAGCTCCCTCATCAAGAGCAGATTCAATTACATCAATATTTCTTTCGAAAGATGTTGATTTATCTCCAGCTTCAATTATTTCACCCAGTCTTGCCGCCTTTCCTCTTCCTCTTTCTTTTTGGAATTGAGTCTCAAGCTCGCCTGTTTTTACCTCAACTAAAGGCTTGGACGGCTTTCCTTTTAATGGCTGGTCTCCAGTTGTAATAGGAAAGGCCTCACCTGTTTGTGGATTAATTCTAACAAAACCCTGCTCAGATTCTTTTATTTGAAAATCTGGTTGCTTAGGTGTTGCAAACTGTTGTTTAATCTGACCACCTAGCTGGGCCTGGATAGCTGCTTGCCTTGTTTCAGGTGTTGTTTGACTTGCTAATCCCGCAAATTGAGGGAATTGAGTCGCAAAAGCTTGTTGCTCTTGTTGTTCAAGTTCAGCTAATTGTTTTCTTGCTCTATTTTGTGCAAAAGCTCCAATTCCTGCGGTTGCAAGTTGAGCTGCTAAAACACCAACACCACCTCTCGGATCAAAACCTTTTCCACTAGATGCTCTTTGACTTATCTGCTGTCCTGTTTGTAGTGCTTGTCTTAATGCTTCTCTAGAAGCTGTTCTATTTACTCTATCTCTAGTCATTAGTTTACCCTCCTGAAATTTACGTCAATTTTACTGTAGTCAACCATTAGAGTACCACTATCTAGTTCTATAACTGCCTCTGGTTTTAATTCTTGTAGGTCCTGGGCCATTACTCCTTCATATCTACCTTCACCAAAGACTTTATTGATATAATCAAATTTATAAATTGGTATTCCGCTCTCTGATTCTCCCACTGTCTCTATATTTTTCTTCAAAGACCTATCTGAGAATAGTTTACCAAAACCTCCCGCCTGTCCAGCAGCTCCTATTGTAGCAGCACCCAATTGACCGCCAGCTCCTATTAGTGCATTTGTACGAGCTAGGCTTCTATCTTTTCTTGCTTGCTCACCCTGGAAAGCTAATTGGCTCTGCTGTAAATCTCTTGATAAAGCTTGGCCAGATACATCTACTCCACTAAATCCTGGTTGGAAGCCACCGAAACCAACACCTCCAACTTGTTGTTGACCAAGTAAAGAAGAGATCTCATTGAATCTAGCAGTCCTTTGTGCTTCACTAGTCGCTACACTTTCTCTTGCTAAAGAGGATAGTTGAGTTCCTTGTGACCTCTCTAATCTATCGAGCTCTTTCTGGTGCGCTTTACTTCCTCTTGGAATTCCTTGATCTGCTAGTTGTTGCTCTAAACGCTCTCTTTGCTCTTCAAAAGCAGGTGCAAGTAATTTTCTTCCTGATTCAAATCTTGATGTTGGATCTGTGCCTGGTAATGTTTGACCTATTAATTGACCAGATAATTCTTGAGCAAGCTGCTCTTGCCTTCCTCTTTGTCCTGTTTGAAACTCAGATTCTTTTAATCTTATTGTGTTTGTTAAAGGATCAAAAATCTGCTCACCCTGCGATGTAATAATATTTGGGTTATTTATCAGGATATCTTTCTGTTGCTCAGGAGTTAATTTTTTAAATACATTAGCGGCAGTTATTTGTTCGGGGGTTATCGAAGGTAAACCCTCTAATGCCCTGTTCCTATTCTCTCTATTAATAGCATCTATACCAGATTCAGTGAGGGGATTTAGTTCAAAAATCCCTTGAAGAGCCCCTCCAACATCATCTCCTAGAACACTACCTACGCCACCACTAATAGTGCTAGTGACTTTACCTAACGTTTTTTTAAAAGAACTTCCAAATCCCATATCTATATTATATTACTTACATTAACACTGTAGTCAGTTCTAAACCATGACAGTTGCTGACCACTTAAACTTGTATTTATCCTCATGCCAAGGGCTACACCCTCACCAGACGATATAATTAATTCACTTCTTGATTGACTTGACGGACTCCATGGACTACCCCAAGGACTACCCCAAGGCGTACCACTTGAAACGCTACTTGATGTATTTGTAGTGCTTCTTTGTCCATAGTCAAAACTAACTGTTGTATTTAAAACAACATTTCCATCTACTTTTATTGTATTTCTAAAGCTATTTACTGTTTTTTCTGCTGGGCTTCCTAAGTCGGTAAATGCAGCTTGCACATCACAAGGGATAAAATTTCCATTATCATTTAGTCCATCATCAGCCTTCATTACCTTTGTTGACTCACCAAAATAAAGCTCATCATTATACACTCCAAAAGTCCTAGCATTCCAGTTGCTCAATTCAAATGCTGCGCCTGTAATTGTATTTATTCCATACTGTTTATACTTAACATTAGTAGAAACAGGAACATTAAATAGTAACCAACTACCAGTTGATGCTTGTGGATAAAGTTCTATTTCCCATCCGTAGTTGCTTCTATAATTCTGTACTGACTCTACAGCAGCTCCAGATAATTTAGTCTGCGACAATACTGCCCCTCCTGCTTGAAATACTTGAGAGAAGAAAACAAAGTCTTGATCTGTAATAATTACAACATCACCAGCTACTTTTTTGATTCCTCTTACTGCAATAGGACTTCCTATTGTAAAAACACCTATTAGAGACCAATTAGCCGCATCTCCTGGGTCACTTCCATCGTAAAGAAGAACCTCACCACTAGACATCATAAATAGAGCATAATCATCAACTCCGTCTCCGCCATCATGGTTCCATGTGGCCATTGCAATTAGATTACCACCAAAATTACCAACTCTGGAAAGATTGAATTCTGTAAATGATCCACCAACTGCATTAGTTGCTCCATACCAAAAAGATTGTGAGTCAGATTCCCAAGCATATATTCTATTTTTATGTACGTTAACACCGATTAAATCAGTAACAGTTGGGCCAGATATAGTGCTATTGCTTAACGTAGATCCGTTAAATACTTGCGGCGTATCCGCTCCATTCACAAGCAACATACTAGCATTAAAATTGACCCACTGCCATCTCGCATTGGCAAAGCCAGATCCGAGATTGCTAATGCTGGCAGCGTTGGTAATATCATTTATTTCATCACTATTTGCACAAAGAAATTTCCTAGTGCCGCCTGCATTATATTCAGCTAAAGTCTCAACATTTCCTGTTAAGCCCGTAACATATTCTGTATATCCCTTTCTCGTTACAACTGATCCTTGGGATGGAATCCAGTTCTTCATCATCACCGCATCTGTCGGCTCCATCGCACTTTCAGCATCTCTAGTATTTAATCCTCCAAAAGGACATGGTACATTTTGGCGCAATGCTTGACCATTTCTTTCTTGAGCTAAACCTTGATATTGTCTTTGTAAAAAAAGAACCATTCGAACCTTAAGTTAAGGAGTAACAATGTCTGGATAACCTATCCTTCTTCTGTTAATACCTTGATTACTAAAATGTCTTATGGTTTTATTTCCACCATCTCTAGACATTCTCTCTGCAAGTGCTAGCTCGTAATCCCTTTGCTCTTCTGCGTAAGGTTTCCCTTGCATTTTAAGCAAACGCCAAGTTGCGTTTAATTGTACTAAATAACTATCCACGTTGGGAACGTCTGTGTCCGCCAACCACCCTGTCTGTCCTGTTCCGCCTGAGCTATCTACTATCAGGTCTGATATATACTCATATATATAAGATTCTACTGCTGAGGGAATAGGGAATAATAAAGTCTCATCATCTCTTATTCTAAAGTAGTCATTAATTGTTGCTCCTGATATAGTGCTATTTTTTAACACTCTCCATTCTTGCGGAGTTTCTGGTCCTAATACTTCTCTTGAATTAGTAGTATTCCAGAAAGTATTATCAACAATCCTATCAAAATCACTTGGCAGTGCGTAACCTTCTGTAGATGCAACACTACTGAAAGTGTGCTCCTTTTGTAATTCTTGCCATTCATCAGCTCTTGAAACATCAACTATTGCCTTTTTAAGAGCCGCCAAGACTTGAACGGCAGAGGCTTCAGTTGTATTACCAATGATAGTTGTTGGTATTACTGCGCTCTTAGTTTCTCTTAATATATCTTGGGCAATAGTTAATAGAGTCATATTTATTTAGCTTTTTTAGGGGTTAGATTAAGAGTTTCTTTTGCCTCTTTTGCCTCTTTTGCCTCTTTCTCTTTTGCCTCTTTTGCTGCATCAGCTTCCATTTTAGCTATTTTAGCCATTAGGAGTTCGTTTTGAGAGGTTAGGGCGGCTTTCTCGCCATCAACTAATCCACCGTTTGTTTTTATCTCTAGATATTTAGCATAAGCCTTTGCAAATAATTGCTCTTCCTTAGCTCTGTTTCCAGCTTGATTTCTTCTAATATCAGCTCTTCTTTTTACTATGCTGTATTTATC